TTAAACCTGTTTCGGTTTTAACATATGAGTCTAAAGCTGAAGGTAATACACATCGCATATTATCACTTAAAGATGATGCAGTACAAGCATTTGCAAGAGTATCAATATTGTTATATCCAATAGCTGATTTAAACTCCGAACTGTCTACCATTGATTGAACCGATGTGTAATCCTGTTGCAGATTGAAAGATAGTGTAATGGTTTGGTTGGTGGTTTTAGCTGTAGGAGCTGCTCCCGGTCCTCCAAAACTATTATGAGTAAAAGTAATAGAAACTGTTAAAGTGCTTCCTGCAGTTAAAGATAATCCACTAAGATCTACTTCTAGTTTAGCATTTCCAATAGTAGCTCCTCCTGCTCCTGCTCCATATGTAAAAGAATTTTTAACAATAGATGCACTTGGTATAGATGTAAATTCAACAGTATTGGTATGTAGTTCTGTAAGATAATCAAGCCTTAAATCATTTCCGCTCTTGTCTATTAAATTATATCCATCTACATAATTTCCATACATCAAACGATTACCCATTATACTTTGTGCCTTTGCAAATCTTGGCACATTGTCATATAGTCTTAATATCTCTGATGAAGGCAATA